GGTTCAAATATAGCTGTTGTTGCTCCAACTACATTTTGGGATGGTGGACTAATAGTAATTGAAGCGGTAGAATTTGTATATCCACTTCCCCCATCATTAATCGATACTCCAATTACACCAGTGATTGATAGATCAGTACTTATACCACAAGTTGCAATTGCACCAGATCCACCACCACCAACGATTTGTATTTGGGGAGCTACTGTATATCCAGCACCACAAAAATTGAGAAGTATTTCCTTTATTGATGTAACACCACCCAAAGTCTGCATAACTGCTTTTGCTTTTGCAGTATTTCCCCCTATTAAATCTGGTGATTCTATAATTACATTTGGTGTAGAAGTATAACCATATCCATCGTTATCCAAATATATTGTGTTAACATATCCTTGACCAACAATTGGTGTCACCCTAGCAGAAGATCCAGTACCAACAAATTCCAAAGTAGTTATATATCCTTCATCCTCTGTGACTCGATCTATTTCATCTATACTTGTATCAATAACCTCATTTTCATATTCATAAAGTTCACATAAAAGTTCATAAACATAATTTTTTCCAAGTTGATAAAAAGGTTTTTCAAATTCAACTTTTTTTATTTCGAATAATCTTTTACCCAAAGGAAAATAAATTAAATCACCTTCTCTTGGTCTCATTAAAAGATCGGGATCTTCATTAACATTATTTTTTTGCATGAAAGGTGTTATAAAAATTTCATACCTTTCTCTAGAAATTATAAGATTTACTTCATTTTTTAATCTTAATCCAAATTTTGTCATTAAATCACTTCCAGGAGCATATCCCTCATAATTATCTAAATATGCTTCTATCATAAAACTATCATCAAATTTTGATGATTCAACTTCATTTAAAATATTATCTACTTTTATATAATTTCTTGGCAAATAATATACGTCAATTCCGTACATTTTTAACTGCTCATTAATCAAATCTTGTACCAGAGACTGCTCTCCTCTTGATCCCTGAAGGAAAAATGGGTTTAATGCCATAATTAACCTATCATGTCGTAAGGTGGTAATTCATATTCATTCATCATTCTTTGTTTAATATCGGCAATTTCTTTTTCGGCATCATCATAAATTTGCCTACCATTTAATTCTATTCCACCTGGTAATTTAACTCCATTAAACTTAATTAAATTTTGTCCCCATTGTCTTTTTATCAATGAAGTTAGATATGTTTTTAAAAAACTATCATTATAAACTTTGGTGAATGATGTCGGATCCAATGCTCTATAACAATCTATGATTAAATAACTATCTTTCTGCACTGTATCCCAATCCAGATCTAGATAAAGTCTATCTTGTCTTTTATTAAATCTTATTTGTTTGTCAGTTGTCAATAGAAAGTCAATGTCTTCCAAATATCTTTTGACCATAGAATATTGTAATAATTCTATTGAATTGAAATAGTGTAAATCATTTAAGAATAATTGATATTTAATACTAAACATTCCACCAGAGATTGAACTGGTATCAATTTTAAAAATTTTCTCAATACCAACTACAGATTCTGGAACCTGAATAAAATTTGATGATTCGTAAAAATTAAAATTACTTGTAATACCATTTACAGTTGAGGATGTTGTCGTAGTTACTATTCCAACTCCATCTGGACTTTTTGCTTTTCCTCGGTCCAAATCATTTTGTGATATTTTATATTTAAGGAACATTTTTTCCACACCATCAAAATGACGTTCATTAAAATATTGTAAAGCATCATCGACTAAATCATCGATTTGCTCTTCACTAACATTAATCTCTAAAACTGGTGCCCCTAATTTTCGGAGACAATAATTTACTAATTCTTGTCTCGTAGTTGGCTTAGCCACTATTTCTTACCCCCATCAAAATATGATATTGGTATTTTTAAGTATTTATATCTTAAGATCTATTGCTCAATAATTCTTTCAATAATCCTTTTATTTCTTCAATATCTTTTTTAATTTCATCTATTTCTTTTCTTTTTATTTCTTTTTTATTTAAAGAATTAACATATTGATTATATGAGGTGCTATCTGAATTTATAATAGCACCTGTATTTTCATCTCTATAAAGATGACTATAACCTTTTACCTTTATCATCTTACCGCTAAAACACGAATATCATTAAATTTTGGAGTTTCTGCTTGGTTTGTTCCAGACATTACTATTTTTATCATAAATCCACTGAATAAATCTAAATTATCTGCGGTATATTCATAATCTGAAAATTCTCCATCTCTACTTGAAGGAACTCTATTATCTGGAAGACCGCTATTTTTAGAAGGATCTAAGACTAAAACATCCCCATTACCATCTATTGTAATATTATCATATCCTGGGAATAGTTCAAATGATTGACCTATTTCTGAAGAATCTTCTCTTATCAAACTATAAAGAACTCTAAAATCTGTAGACTCTGGTCTTTCGGCACTTATAATAACTTTCAAAGAAGTTGCAGGATTATCTAAAGAAATAATATTAGTATAATAAGACGAAACATGTGGATCATCTAATATAGAATTTACTCTACTATCAGAAGAATAATTATTAATTGGATTGTTCAGTCTATTACTGTAAAACTCTGTAAAAGCAGTATTTAAATTTAATACAGGAGATAAATTAGAATCACTAGTATTTAAAGTTATTGCAGTTGTGAAAGATTTTTTTCTTGGAAGATTAGTTAGATATTCATTTTGATTTTGTTCTGAACAAACAAGTCTAACAGAATTAAGTGTATTTAATGTATTTAATTGAACAGGTTCATATCCATTATCTTCAAAAGAAGACTCTGATCCATTAATGCTTGTTCCGGTCACAGTTCTAATACTAGAATCGACGGATGTAATCGAACCTGGTGTTAAAACATCATATGTTGGCAAAACTGAATTGTAAATAATATTTTGAGACGCTTTAACATTAGATCCCCCAGCAAATTTAAATGAATTGAAAGAAAGTTGTGGGGTAGAAGTGATAGAAGAATCGGAAGACCTATCAACCCCCCTATCAACTCCTCTATTAAACTCTATATAATAACTATCAGATTCTATCGGACCAGAAATTGGCATAGAAACATTATTAATTCTTCTCAATGAAACACCAGCAAGTTCATATTTTTCAACAATAGTTCCAACTGGATGTGTAATTGCTACAGTGGAATCAAATCCTCTTCCATTTGGTGAAATACTTAAGATATTATTAGATACATTATTATATTTTATAATTTCATCACCAATTTTAACATATCCTGGATTAGAGGAGGAAACTGGAAATCCTTCAAAGGTACTAAAATCGGAAGCGTCGTCAATCGTAATGCTATTAGATTCTGAAATAGGCAACTCTTCTACTAATTGCTTTAATGGAATATCAGATTGTATATTATTAATTAAAACTTTATTTGCAGATGAATACATTCCATGATTAAAATGCTCAATTTTTAAATAATTTCCAGAATTTATTCCATCATCTCCATAACTTGAAGTTATAGTTGTTCCAGCTAAAGATACAATTTCTCCCGAATTGTTATAATAACTCAATGCAGCACCAACAGAAAATTCTTTCCCGGTTCCAGCATCACCAAATTCACCAATAACATTATCTAAGTATAATGTATCTACTCCATTTATAGAACTTATAGTTATCAAACAATCACTACCTGTCAATCCACTAGTAGAAGATGTAACAATACCAACAACATCTCCAACTTGATATCCATGCCCAGCATCTAATATAGAAATACCTATACCAGCAATTTCTCCATTAACAACACTAGTAACGTTTAACTTAAGATCTTGTCCTTGACCAATTACATTATAAGTGCTGACAATTTCCGGAGTAGTCATTGAATAATTATTACCGGATTCTGTTATATCAACACCTGTAACAGAACTTCCAGTTCCAATTACAACAGATTCTCCACCATTACCGTTTACTCCTGCTAATTTTCTTGTTGAAAGTGTATTAATAGTACCTATATCAGTAATAGTATCGATACCTATTTTTCCAGTTTTTGGAAGAACAATTGCAGGATTATTATTTAAAGTTGCTACATATCCATTACTTTCATTTAAGGGTGGATTATAAAAGTATGCAGTACCTGTAGTTTTGTTAAACTGTGCTTTATATAATTTAAATTTAAGATCTTGGTATTGATTTGTTGTCCATATTGAACCGTTCTGTGACTTGAATAAAGTACCCAAAGCAAATTGTTTAGTGTATCTAATACTATCAACATCTGGTAAATTAGTAGTACTAACAGATTTTTCTCCCATAACTGCTGTCCATAATGTATATTCATCACTTTTATCTGAAATTATTACAATAGCATACTCTCTTCCTGGTGCAAGGAATATAGGTTCTGGGAACTTAACATTAGTCGCTACGGAACCGTCATCAGAAGTATTGATATTGACTGTTTCGTTTCCATTTTCATCAACACTTTTTGGTTTAAGGAAAACAGGACTACCTATAACTTCTAGTGTTGGTGTTCCCAATAATGTTGTTCTAACTTCTACTCTGACTTCGGCATTTCCCTGGTCAATAGATTCGAAAAATAGATCTACTGATGTTAAAAATACACCATTACTATCATCTTCAGTATCTATATTTGACTTAACTTGAATATTTCCACCAACAGTAAACGTTTGTGCTAAAGGATCGAAATATTCAACGCTAGCATTTCTACTTACACTCGAATTCAATGTAATAGTTGAATTTGTAGTATCAGTAATTCTATTAGATATTGTATTATTAATAGTATTTCTTGTCCTATTTTCTCTTATTGTTGACTGGAATTGTATAACAGTGGCATTTGCCGAATAATTTGTTTCAGCAAAAGATATAGTGGTACTTCCAGGAACAGGAGATTCATTCTTTCTACTTGATGTCAATCTATAAGTTTTAGTGCCAGTAGAAATTCTGTTTAGTGGTCTCGGAATTCTGTTTGGATTTCTTATAAAGAAAGAAGAAATCAGATCGCCATAATTATCGGATATTAATCTAATATCTTTAACAAAAGATATAGACTTACTAGTTTGTCCAACTAATTGCATTCCTTTAACGATATATCCATAATAATCACCTTGTGCATTTTCAGAGAGAGAAGTTGTATCAATGTTCAATATTTTTGAATTGGAACTATATTGACTTGGTATAATTTCATTTCTCAAATATGGGTTTATATTATAAATTTCTGATGGTGAATTGAAACGTCCAAATTTATGATTAGGTGTACATACTCTAAATCTAATTCTTTCACTGCCATTCACATATCCAATTACAGTTTCTCCAATTTCAAAAGAAGAAGATGAACCATATTCATTTAAATTTTTGTTTTTAGAAATTTCAATTAACTTTGGAATTACATCAATGTTGCTATTTCCGTCTAAAAATTGATAAAATCTTGTATTAGGTTTTAAATTAGATGCTTTAATCTCAACATTTCTAGATCTGATAAATTGATCTTCAAAAATGCCAACAATTCTATTGTCTATTGTTGTGTCTACTGTATCAAAAGAACCACTTGATGTGCTTCTATCAAATGATACAGAAGTGTCTGTTGATCTTGAAGTAGAAGACGAAGATGAATTAAAAGATATACTCCTGTTAATACCATCTAATTCTCTTCTTGTTAAATTTCTATTTCTTGGAGCTGCAGGTATTCTTACTCTTTCTGTTGAGTTGAGATTTGCTCTTAAATTTTGTCTTAAATTAGTAATCAATCTATTAGTCAGTGAATTATTTAAATTAATAGATTGATTATTTAAATTTCCAATTATAGTTCTATCTTGTAGTTGAACAGTTCTAGTCCAATTATCAATACTTGGGTTTAATTGAACACTTCCACTGTATACTACAACATTAAATGGATTCACATTTTCAATTTTCGTTGCTATAGATTGTTCTAACCACCCTATTTCATCATAAGAAAGAGTTAGGGATTTTCCGGTTTTTTGAACAGATGGATCTAATAGTAATAAATTATCACTTAAGTCTAGATTTTGGGGGTTTAAATCTTCACTTGTTGCTATTAATGAGTCTAATGAATCTCTTGTAATATTTGGAATTAAATTTCTAGATGCAGTATCTACTATGGTTGTGGATAAAATTGTATTAATCCTACTACTATCAACAAAATCATCCACAAAAAATCCACTCTTAAACCTATTTCTGCCTTCAGAATCACTAATTTGTAGTGATTGTGTATTTAATTCTAACAAAGACAAACTAGTAACTTCTTCCAATACATTGACACGATCTTCTATAACACCGATATCTCTCATAGTATATCTTTTGTTATCTCTCATTGATATAGAAGCGTCTCTAGGGTCATACAAGTATGCTGGAAGCTCAATTGTACATAATTCTAGAAGTTCACTTTTTTTAGATGGTGGTTTTGGAGATTTTGCAGAAACACCTTTATCTACAATAAAATTGCCATTAGTATCTAAATAAACTTTATCTATTCTTGGTAAATAATAACTTTGCGTAATAGTAAACCTTTCATTGGGTGCTAAAAGTTTCAATGGAGCAGTATTAAATGATGTTGTTCTACTTGTAAAATCAAATGGAGAACGATCATTTGTTATGCTTGGATCAAAAACTTCTACTCTAGGTCTAAAATCTAATGTATCTGTTGATCTAACGCTCCCATTGATGTAAGGAATATCATTCAAAAATCTATTTTTATCATAACTATTAACTGTAAAAATATCACCATTATCATTGGATGGGACAGTATAGTGGTCAAAAACAACTAATATTTTTCTTGATGGTTCTGAAGTATTTTTATTTCTTACTAATTTAGAGTAATCATAATATTGTTCTTTTTGACCTCTATTTAATTTAAAGGATTTTGTTATATCTTTATATGAACCTATTTGAATTTCTTCTATTGTAGTTGTAATGTCAGATTCTTCAAAAAATACAGTTTCGCCAACTGAAAATCTATTACCATTTAAATAGATAATTCCCAAAATATTGTTGGGGTTTGATGGGATTGTTGAGCTGTTTGTAACAACTCTAGCAACAGCATTACTTTGAGACCCTATTATATTTTCCCCAATTAAAGCATTTTGACTTACATTGGATAAAGAGGAGAATTTAATTCTATCTAAAATTGGATCATTAGCATTAAAAGATTCATAAACTGCAAGAACTTTCAATACATCTGGATGATTTAAAGAAATTTCTTCATCTTGAACTCTTAGTCCATAATATTCGTTATATTGAAGTCCATCATCTAATGAATTATTTGGATCAGTTCCTGATTGCAAATACTTTGATTTTTCTACTGATAATACTTTACTTCTAGATAAGTTTTTAATTTTACTTTGAATACCACTTTTAAATATAGTGGTATTAATTACCATATTAGTAGAAGAAGGATTCAATCCCCTAAAAGTAATGTCATTTCCAGAAAATTGAATTGCGGAAGAATTCAAATTATCAGCGATAGCACCAGTTGATCCATATATAACCGAGTATCTTTCTTCATCGAAAGAAGTCCATGAAGAATTATCAATATTTGAAATATCAGTATTTGTATTGAGAATCAGAGAACCATCTACACCTACAGTTTTTCCTACTATTTGGTCTATAAGATAAACATTAGAACCTGATAATTCTACAGAAGATATGTTAGATTCAGGTAATTCTGTATATAAAGTCCCAGAACCTCTTATTTGGGGTGCTCCTAAAATTGCATTTACTTGAATATCAGATCCTGGTAAAGTTCCATCATAAACATTGGGAACACTTTGTATTGCAGATACGGTAAATGATAAGAAATCGTTAGAAATTGATGAAATTCTATTGTAAGTTTCTAATGATTGTCCAGGTTTTTGGTATCTAACTATACTATCAACTCTAATACCAAGGAATTTTTTTCCAGTAGATGTAACTTGACCACCATTTGTTATTGTAATCTGAGAAATATTGTTAGGAAAATTGAATTTACTTAAAACAGAATTTGCAGTGAAATTTGAACCATACCCAAATGGATTTGTTTGACTTACTGATTTTATATTTTGCGATCCATAAGAGATTTGCTCCGTAATCGTCCTTGAAAAGTCTATACCATTGACAATCAAAGATTCTCCCTTAGAAAAAGTTCCCGATGTCTCTCTCAAAAATATAACATTTGATGATCCATCAGATACAGCAAATCCACTAGCACCAGAACTTTTGCCTTTAATAAAGTATGATTCTTTAATTTCTGTAGCACTTACTGGTGAATTTAATGTTAACTTCGTATAAGTTTGTATATCATATAATCTTAAATCCCATATTGTGGAATCATCTACATATGGAGCATTCGACAAATTAAAAGAATATACTCTAGCTTTGCCTATTTCTGTTCCTAAACCTCCCAACTGAGAATGTAAAGTAACAACTTCTCTCAATTTTGGTGTCCCAGAAACTGTATTTACAGTTAAAATATTTCCTATTTCATATGAAGTTGATAAATTTGAAATTGTAGCAGTATCTCTTGGTTTTTCTACATCTATTATTTCGGTAAAATTTTTCTCTATATCATAACCACTAACATATGCTTTTCCGGGAGATATTTGTAAACATGCTAAGTCATTAGATGGTGTATTACCTTGTTCTGTTAAAACATCATCGAAAAATATTCCATTACTTACTAATCTATCGTTTAAAGAATTTAGTAACTTTATTTCAAAAGGTCTTACTGCATAATTTCCAGATTCATCAAACGTTCTTTCGGCAAAATAGTCTCTTATTTTATTATATTCAGTTTTTATTTGCTTTTTCTTAAGTTTACCATCTTTTACTCTTAGTAATTCAATAAAATTGAAATCTTCTAAATCTTCAAGTGATTTTTTAACCAGGGTCAAAGTAATCTGCAATCTGTCTGCTCCTGGAGCAGAATAATTTGCAAATCCTTTTGCATTGTCATACAAACTTTCATCATCCTTTACTGTTACCAAGTTTTCAGAAACTGATAAACCAACTCTATAAGATGGATTGTTTGTATAATAATCTAAAATAATACTTTGATCTTCTACTGCAACAAAATATCCTCTAACAAAATAAACACCCTTAGAAATAAATGCTGCCGATCCAATAGAAGTTGAGTTCGAATCTATTAAAGTAGCAAAATTAACACCCGAATTTATAGTTGTATTTCCATATTGAACACTTTGATTACAAAATATTGATTCTCCATCAATAAATTGTGAAAATTCAAAATTTTCATCAGATTCTAAGTAGCTTACATATAAAGTGATATAATTTATTTCATTACTTTCTGTTGGGAAAACTACCTTTCTAACTTTTGCGGATATATTAGACTCAGTTCCTACAATAATTTTTCCAATAAAATTCTCAATATACGTTGATATGTCAACACCAAATTGATTTGCATTTAATCTTACAGCATAAAATTGATTTTCATATGTTATGTTTCCAGGGATTACCACTGATCCCTCACTAAACACATGACTACCAAAATCTTCTATTTGATTTTGTAATATAGATTGTAAAGTTGTTAATTCTCTAGCTTGAACTGTAACCCCGGAATTAAATAATACTTTATAAAAGTTTTTGGATTTATCAAAATCGTCATAATATGGGTTTACATTTAGATTAGTTTTTTGTGACATTTCTTAAAATTCCAGGATAATTTTAACGTCTTCTTTTTGTCTAGAGTTTCTTGAAACCAAAGATCTATTATCAATATAAATTACTTCTCCAGTACCTTTATTTATCTCTGGATTTGAGAGACCATTTGTAAATGATACATCAAGATTTATTTTTTTATTATTTACTGTGGTTGATATACCACTGAAATTTACATCTATCGATCCAACGGGATTAATAGTTCCCCCATCAGATTGAAATTTTATATACTTACCTAAAATAGAAACATCATTTCTATCAGTTTGGTCCACATTATTTGCAAAATATAGAGATCTATCTTGATAATATTTAATTACCTTAGTTTCATTATCAAAAGAGGCAACATAACCTCTTGCTGTTCCAATTCCGGGTATATTTTGTGTTATTGTATCTCCAATATTTGGTATAGAATTTACAGTATTAATTTTTATAGCATTTAAAGAAGAATAATTATTTTCTTTATAAATTTCCGAAGAATTATATTTTTTAGGATTTTTTATAACTCCAATTTGGCAAAAATTCGTGTCCACTGGAAAAGATTTTGTGGAATCATCAAATCTAGCATACAACAATACTTTATCTGCGCCAAGTTCTTCGTATATATTATATCCATGTCCTCTCGATGGTGGAATTATTGGAATAAGTTTAGCTGGGTTTTGGACTGTTCCAGAACTTCCTAAATCAACTATTCCATAAGTGTAACCAGAACCTCCAGAAGTGACTCTGGTTGTTATGATACTTCCGGAACTATTGACGGTTATATAAACCTTTGCTCCTTGTCCATCACCTATTATGTTATATTCACCAGTAGTATATCCTGCACCACCATTTTCAATATATACGGTTTTTATTTGGTTATTGTTTAAATCCGAATTACCATACTCTCTTATAGATTGAATTTGTGGATCGGAAGAAGATGACCAATTACTTGGAATAGGAATATATTCAATAGAATCAAATTTTATAACTTCTGATGGGGAAATTGAATATAGATATTTCCAAATATACCCATCTCCACTAGATCCAGCTTCCGATGGTTCAAATTTTATGAAATTCGGTTCATCTACAGAAGGATTTCCTAGTGGGTTTGACCCAGAAGATCCATTTTCTATGCAAATATAAACTCTAAAATCACTTGTAAGGACATAATAATTACAAGAATATAATCTTGCTTTATTTGAAACTGGACTTAGATTATTTGTATCATAATCATGTCTGTACATATCATAACGTGTATTTGGAGTCCAATCAACTCTCCTAACAACACGTCTTACATTATCAGAAGTAATTTTTTTACCAAATAATGAAGTATCTTTATAATGTGATAGATAATTTAAATTATCCACGGGAATAAGTGGATTTGATGGATTATCATCCCATGTAGTAGTTCTTCCAAATCCTACATCATTTCCAACAGAACCAGGATTTGATAAACCAAGAAAAATATAATATGAATTTTCATCATTTAAAATAGAATTTATAAAATTTTCGGAATTATTAACTCTAAACTGATCCGTTACAATGGAAGACATTTTACACGTGTTTTTTAGATATTTATAATTATAATAACAATATCAAATTAGATTATTATTTTTTCTATTAATGCTCCTGTATTTCTGAGCCCAGTATCTCTTCTTTGTACCACTGGGAAAGTGCTAAGACCAACATCAACAGTTTTATTAGTTACTGCTATCGAAATAGGTTCAGTTCTGTCCATGGTATATAATCTTCCCCAGGAGAATTCTCCAAGATATTGACCAGTACTAGATATACCGTTAATATCAGATGATGAGTGTACATTACAATAAATTGTAGCACTATTTCCAGAATTATCAGTTATAAGGTCAACATAATAAATGTTATCCAAAGTGGTAGTTCCAATTCCTATAATATTTGAATCATTGCCATCGACTGATGTAACTCCATACCCCAGATTAGTATTTTTTATGAGTATTGGATATCCAACTTCTAAGTCATTACCAAAGAAACTTCCTCTATCTAAATTAAATACCAATGATAATTGACCAGAACTTACAGTAGTACCAATTCCTGTTATTGTCCCATTAAATCCTTGAACTCCCTGTGTTGTTCCAACATTCTCAATAATTAATTCTGGTTCTGGTACTATAGAGTATGGAGTAAAACTATAACCAAAACCAGGATTTATTATGTTTATTGGAGTTGTTAATATTCCAGCAGAAGATATAGGAATTGAGGCTAAAACAGTTGTACCAATACCAACACCAATTTCTGGTGGATTTGAAAAAATAATATCTACACTAGAACCAGTATATCCACTACCACCATCAATTATATTAATCGATGTTATTGATCCACTAGAACCTACTTGTGTGGTTATGATTCCAGTAGAAGAATTGATATTATCTACAACTAAAAATTCAAAATTATATGGAGCAGATCCCTCATATTTAAAAATAGAAGAATCATCAATAAAAATTTCGTTATCTGATGGTAAAAAATCTTTAATTACTTTTGCAGTTGGATAAATTTGAGAAATAATTGTATTTCTAGTTTTGTTTACAAAAACACCATTAATTATCTTATCTTCTTTTTGTCTAGTTAATGACATAGGTCTTTCATTATTAATATCAATTCCAACACCACTATACTTATTAGTTTCAAATTTATCAGAGAAAGATAAATCATAGACCGTTCTAGGATCTTGTGTTAAAGTGTCGGAATTATTGTTATCTCTAAATATCTGAATTATATCACCCCTCTCAATAACAGGAATAACATCAGTTATTGTTACAGCATCTACGCCACTAGAACCTAAGTAAAAATAAATATCAATATCATCTTCTGGTTTTGGTGGTGTAATAAACTGGAATGATGTTCCCCCGTTAAAGAAGTATGCTTTTTTTGGATATTGAATAATCCCATTAATTACAATCAGTAACAGATCTGAAAAATTTTCTTTAATAATTTCATCGGAAGATTCAAAACTTAATAAATCTCCATTATAATATAATGGGAATATAGTTCTAGAACCATCTTGATAAAATTTTACAGAATCAATAACTTCAAAATCTCCATATTGGAAAGTTGCGAATGTATCTCTATATGTTTCTAATACGGTAAAGATAAGTTCACTTATTGGTGAGGATAATCTCGAATCTGTTACAAGACCAACGGGTTTAAATACATCTCCCTTTCTAAATGAATATCCATTTCTAGATATTGAAAAATCTGTAACTGAAAAATAAGTAGATCCTATTCCAGATGAATTTGAAGAATCAACAGAAATATTAAGTAACAATCCAGTACCTGTTTCAGTAGTGTTTCCAACTCCTAGTCTAGATACCCCAACAATTTCTAAATTCTCATAAGATGGTTCAGATGTGAATATTTCTGGGGAAGTATATCCAGATCCACCGTCATTGATAGTAAAGATGAGAGTTCCACCAATACCAACAGATGCTTCAATCGAAGCATTATTTCCTGAATGTCCTTCTTCATAGATAGTAACTTCAATTGGAGATAATCCATTATATCCAGATCCAAATGTTAAATTTGCATCATATCGATAAGCAACTCCACCCCCAATATAGGTATGTGGTATAGTGCTAGTACCAACATAACTAATAAATGTTCTATCTGATAGTATTTTTGTTATTGGAAAATAATTTCCTTGTGTACCATCTGGAAAAATTGTTGTAGTTCCTGCTCCACTTGTACAGGAAAATTCTAATCCTTCAAGATATACGAAAGAAGTTGAATAATCAAAATCAGAATCTACTGTTACCTCAAAATTTCCATTTTGATTATTATATGTTGATGTTGTAATTGAATATGGAGATCCAGTATATGTTGATATTCCAATAATATTTGTGATTGATCCTCCTGTAACTTCTGGTATCACAGAAGCTCCAACTAAAGGTGCATATCCAATTCCATCTGAAGAACCCAAAGAAACAATAATTCCACCTCTTGGAATATTATTTTGATTTATATCCGCGTCAAAAATAACTACAGATTCTGGATCAGATATATCAGACCTAATTCCAGTAAAAGTAATTGTAGTTATTCCTGGTAAAGGACTTATCTCCTCAGTAATTTCAAAATTTCCAAATAAATTTCTTTCAGTAGTAGGAGTTTGAAATACTCCATTTATAAATGTAAATCCATTTCCTCCACCAGTCCCAAGACCAGAAGTATTTCCTCCACCTACTGTAAGAGTGAAAGTTCTTTCTACTCCATCGAATTGGGGTGATATATCATCAAATATTTGATTGGAACTATAATCATTTCTTAAAAATACTCTAGAAGAGAAATCATAAGAATATGGAACTAAGTTACTTTCATTTCTTTCCGAAAGAGAAGAAGACCCTACTGGTTCTTCATTAAAGAATATTTTATTATCTACAATATTGAATGAACCAGTATAAGTTTGTACATTTGCCCCAATTGAGTGTGGCGCTGCGTTAGAACCCCAAATACCTCTTTCCACTTGAACTAAAAATTCGCTACCAAAATTTAATATTGGTCCAGAATTTGTAGTGCCTAATCCAACATTTATAATATTCATATATTCATCATCTATTTTTAAAACATTAAGCGGATTTATTGAAGATATACCACTTAAAGAAAATATTTCAACTTCTGAGGTAATATTTTGTACTAGAGTTTTATCTAGTTTTAAATCTATCGGTGGATATTGTGTAATATCATTAAGAGTTACTAATATTTTTTCATTTTTCTTTTTCATAGTAAATCTATGATTATTTCCAGTTCCAATATCAACAAAAGTAACCGCTATTCCAGACCTTGTAGTGGAAATTTGGAATTCAGTATCAGTTGGATTAACTATAAAAACTGAAGAAGGTAATAAATCTTCTACACCTTCTAGATTATTTCTATATGTAAGTGAAATAGGTATTTGGTCAAATGAATCATCTGCAGTATAAATAACCTCCTCATCTGGACTAAAAAAGTGACTATCAAAAGTAAATTTACCTGTTGATGGATTTAAATTGATTAAATTGGATGGATCGAAAGATTTTGAAAAAATATTTTTCCCATTGAATTTCAATTCAAATTCTTTTACAGATGCCCTACTACTATTTTTGGAGAAATATGAAAGACTTTTAAATTCAGTTATTAATGGTCCAATATTAAGAATATCTGGTTGATTTGAAAAATCATATAGTTTATAAAAACATTTATTAAAAGATACTACTGTATATGATTCTGCAGTATTTGGATAAAAAACTATGTCAAAAGTGTTGTTTAGATTATATTGAGTGCCGAAAGTTCCAACTCCAACAAAATTATCATCAATATTGATAGAATATGCTTCTTGAAGGTGAATATTAGTTCCATCTTGAACTAAATGGAGTTTGTATAAAGAACTTGATTGCCCATATCCAACATGAACTAAAGATTCTACCGCATCAATATTAATAGAATCTAAATTAATAACATTACCAGAATTGCCTGGTGTTACTGATATTGTATTTAAATTTGATTGATAAAAAGCAGATTTTTCAGTCCCAGGAATTTGAGATCCAGATAAAAATCTGTAAAAATTATTGCCAGAAGTAATGTTTTTAAAATTAGTTATCTCAACATCTATCAACACATCAAAATTTGTATTATTTACATAATTCAAAACTAAATTTGAACCTGAAATTATTGAATCAAAACGACCGATAATATAATCATTTCTACTAATGTTTGAAGTATCAATGTAATTTTCTGAAATGTATGTATTTGTTCCATCATGAGTAATATACAATTCTACAAAATTGCTAATATTATTGACTAAATCTTTTACATATGCAGATACATGTAAAGATATGGTCTCTGATAATGGGTAAGTTGATATTTCAAAGGTGGATGGTAAAACTCTCTTAGTTACTGCTATAATATCAATATATCCTATATCTTGCACTCCATAACCTGCAGTGAAACTTCTAGCACTTGAAAATCTTTTTTCAATATACTTAATATCATAATCTGAATTAATGTCATCTTTTGCAGTTATGAATAAATATTTTTTTCCATCTGAATTAGTTTCAACCAAAAAATCTACAAATTCAAAATTTTCATTTAATTCTGTTCCAGAATTAGTTACATCGTATCTTTCTGAAATGTAAATATTATCAGTATTTTTATTAAATAATATTACTAAATTGGACAATTGAACTTCAGATGAATTGATATTACTGGCCTTAATTAAATAATTATAATATTCATAAGACTCAAAATAGTTCATAACAGAAATATTTTCCGAATCAAAATTATTTTTGAACAAAGAAGAAATATCATCGACTGGTAAAACTTTATTAGTATCGCAATTTACATAATCTGACAATTTAATAGTTTTTAATTTAACAAATTTAGAAGAATTTTCAACAACATCTATGTCAGTTACTAAATCTAATACATTGATGGTATCGACTCTTTTTTCATCAGATAATATATTATAAAAAACTACTTCATTTGCACTAGAAGATATTCCAGTACGTTCTCCAATCGATGTTACATTAGTATCGGCAAAGTTTTTAAGTCCTGATGTATGTACAAATTTATTGACAGGTGATTTTAATTTTTCCCATTCTATGGGACTTTGAATTGAATATGAGAGATTTTGATAATAATCATTATCACCTAATACTTGATAATCTACATTTAATTTACCTATATCACTTGACCATCCATCATTTTCCTTGTAAGAATAATTTTTTGAGAATATTCCTTCAAATTCATACAGTTCTTTAATGGTCGATAAATTCAGACTTTCTTTTCCTTGTATAACATCATTTTTTGATAATTTATAAGTACCAATTACCTTAAGACTATCTATAGAATCGTTTGAAATTACTTCTAAATCTGTAATCGTACCATTTACAATTAATTTCTCACCAATCTGCATATAAGACGAAGAAATATTAGCAGAAAATACTGGATATTGATTTTTATTAATAATTGACCCGTTAGAATCTTGAATTACTTTTGCTATTCCAGTATTTGTAGTTAAATCTGAAACATCAATAGTAACAACATCCCCATATATTGATCCATTAGGTGTATATGATAAAACTTTAAAAAATGAATATCCATAATCACTGGAATTAAATCCATCTCCACTAATGCTATCTTTTTGTATTCCTTCTACAAAAACTTGATCTCCTGCTAAAAATGGGAAAGTGATAAATCCTCCAATCGGGGTTGTTATCACAACTTCAAAAATCGTTGGGGATATAGAATTAACTCTTAATATGCTTACTCCATTAGAATTTTTAGTTGCAAAAAGTTCTGCCGAATTTGAAGAAATTCCCCTAGGTGAAGAAACTATATCTAAACTAGTAATACTACTGCCATTAAAGATAGGATCAATAATTCCATTATCTATAATTCTTCTAGAAAATTTTTCAACAACAATTATTTCTGGTTTTTCTGTATATCCGGATCCGCCATATATCACTTGTGCATCAGAAATATAATTAAAATCTTTTAATATAATTTTGGGGGAGATTGACGCATTTACAGATAAAGTTTTATCAAATGAATATGGCAAACTTTGCGTCACATTTCTAAAAGACTTAATTTTCCTAATACTATTAAATTTTGGAATAAGATTAAGACCAATACCATATTGGGTATTGACGCCATTAAAGATTGGAATTTCTGAAAAATATCCGCCAGAATAAAGAATCTTAATACTATCAGCACTACCTTTTTCAGTTTTAGATGTAGTTGTATATTGAATGATATCACAATCTGATTTTAAATATTCACTTCTTTCTGGTACATTTCTTACTGAAATCTCAAATGTAGTTAATCCTACACCTAAAATTCTATGTTCTCCATTATAAGAACTTTCAATATATGAAATAGAAGAATAATCTTCTACATTCTTATCAAGTCCAACAAAACCCTCATTATTTTTCAATGAATAAAATAGTTTTTGTGGAATTTGCTCACTAAATTCTAAAGTTACATATGAAGAAATTGTTCCAGGAGAACCTTCCCTAATAATATTGAATTGATTTGTTGAACCAGTAGAAATAAACTCAGTATTAAAATTATTATCATAGTAAATATTAAAATTATATCCAGATAGAGAAGAATCTGAAAGATCAAACTTCAAATCATTGTTGCGAACAACATATATCTTGGGATTAATTAAAGAGAGTGATTGATTAATATTAGAATAACTAATTGTATTAAAATCTACTACATTTACTGGAATTTGATATGTATCAAATAAAGTTTCACATAAATTTATTGTATTATTATCTACTTTATGTACAAAATATATTTTATCTGCAGATGAATTGCCTGCATAATCGTAAAAGACTTTATCACCAGTATTTAAACCATGATTATTAATCGTAATTGTATTGTCTCCTAAATCTACATCCGTAGAGAAATTAAACTCAATTGGATCTATTAAAATTTTATTAATTTGTTCATTATATAAAACTTTAACATCAGAAGAAATCCCAGATCCAATTAATAAATTTGGTTTTATATCCAATTTAACTAAATCACCAACTTCCAAACTATGAGAAGTTGACAAAGAAACTTGTGCTTTTATTCTTCTTAAATCAAAATTTTCTTGATTGAATACCGTTTCAAAATAATAATCATCATAATTATCGCCATCCTTAACAATAAAAACCTCATCAGTTATTAACGAAGTTTTTATTCCTATAGTATTTGGATTTTTGTCAACCACATATACAAAAGGTGGGAGATCATAGGGTGTTGAAGTGGAAGTATTTTGAATTTGAATATTATCTACATTTGGTGTAATATGTCCATTTGGATTAAAATATATTCTTTGATTAGTCTTAAATGGGTGATTTTCTAAATGAATAGTTTTAGTTTGAATTGATCTACTTATAGTTTCATTTCCAAAATTAAAAGATCTCTCATAAGAAATACCAGAAGTAGTTCCAATTCCAATAGATTCCTTTGGATTAAAATATATTCTAATATTTTGTTTTGAATCAAAGTAATCTATTTCTTTTTTTATAGTAATCTTATTTTGTTTAAAAGTTACCCCAATTCCAGAAGAGTGTGAAATTAATGAATTTCCTCTTTTAACTCTTAATACTTTTTTATTTGGAAATACATTAAGTACTTCCATCACTTCTCCACCAATCTGTATACTACTTCCGGCAGAAACTTTATTTGAAACATTGGAAAGATAAATTTCGGTAGTTTCTGATCCAGAAGGAATGTCTTGAATTAAAGTTTCAGTTAAATCTGAAATAACTTTTATTTGATATAGATCATCGAAATATTCTATATCTGTTGTTGTACTTGCATTAATGGAAACATAATCCCCACTTTCAAATTCTGTATATGGTGAAATATAAAAATCTATTTCACCCTCATTCCAAACTGCCGTATAATTAGTTTCTTCATTTATAATAGATTCTATCTTTTCTATAACTTTTCCTTTTATAGATCCAATTTCTGCGTCAATTTTATTTGTTGTATTATCTGAATCAGAATTCTTAAATATTAATTTTTCACCTACCTTATAATTTTCTCCACCATCAAATATTTCTATATCAGAAATAATTCCTTTTTCTACTGTTGTTAATTCTATTTTTTGTTTGCTATAATTATAATTTTCTGGAACAAAATCATAATCTGCCTCCACATCAAATATCTTATATGGAAAAGTATTTCTAACTAAAGAAGAATTTTCAAAATCAAATGATTGATTCAACTCTTCATTTTCATCCAATAATTTTCCCTTAAAACAATCTCCCACAAAATATGGAAATGTGGGTTTATTTGAAATTTCATCTATAGAAGCGTGATAAGCATATGTTCCATTTGGAAAATCTACATTTTTTTCATATCTCCCATTATATTCGTCAAGATCACCACCACTAGTCTCATCATATGAATAATCTTCAATAAAATACCCTGCAGGAAAATCTGAACTTGATGGTCTATCAATAATATTAGATGTATTTAAAATATAACTAGATTTTAATAGTTTTCTTGTAGATGTTATATCTTCTGGATCGGAGTTTCCATATGGTCCATAAATTGGATATCCATCATATGCCCATCCGATTATACTAGATGATTGATTTCCATCATCTTGAAAACTATTTTGTAAATTTTGATAATATCCGGAAACTGAATAACTTAGTCCACCATTATAATCT